TGTTGTCATAATCCTAGTGATATACTATAAATATAAAGATTGAGGCCAAGATTGGCAATAAGCGTTAAGGTAGAAATAGAGATATAAAAGTCATGTCAAAATTTTTAATTGGAATGTTTATCAAGTTTGGTAGATCAGAGTCTTTGCGTAAAGCAGCACTATCTTTACTCAAGGCTATGGTGGCAAAAACTGATAATGATATAGATGATGCAATAGTAAAAATGATTGAAGAAAAATTATTTCCAGTAAAATGAAAGTTACTAAATTTCTCAACATAGATATTGAACCAGCACCTCCTGAGTTGGAACTTCAAATTGAAATGCAATGTAGAGAAATTATGCAGAGTAACGATTTAGATAATATAAAAAGATATTGCACACATATGGTTAGAAAAAAATTTGATCAAGATATTTTTATGGCTTCATTATTAAACAGACTTATAGAACTAGAAGCCAATCGTGTTGTAGTCGAGATGAGAAAGCAAAAACCAAGAAATCCTATTGCAAAGTTTTTTCGTATTCGTTAATTTCCATATTAGTAAAATCTTTTACTTGTAATTTTTCAATCTTATCAATTTCGTAGTTAAATTTAAGTATTGCAGTTCGGATATGTTCTGTTATCCAACCACCTTGCTTTGAAACAACTTGAGCTTTATTTCTTTCATTGATAAAGATGTAATGATCATAGCCCTTGAGTTCTATATCTAAAAGATTTTTTTCAAGATTTCTACGTCTTATTTCTTTTAATTTTTTAAGTTTTTTTGAATCGCTCATTTTTCGTATGTGGTAGGAGGAGGTGTAATCCAATGACGTTTGCCATTGATAATTTTAAAATGTATTTTTAGTAAGGGATCATTTACTAAGTATTGTTTAGGTTTTTTTCTCATTTGTAGATCCTCTGTAATTCTCTGCTAAGTTTTCTAGCATAGTAGTTTCTATGTATCCAATCAATTTTATAACCAACATTGAAATGAGCTTTTCTACAAACATCAATAAGATTATCCATTAAACGTCTATCAAACTTAAAACCTCTCATCCTTTTTCTTACTTTCTCTCCTTGTTTAAAGTTTATAGAGTTTGTAGATATCCAACCTGTTTTATCAGCAGTTTCATAAGTTTCTAATCCATTATCTGTCAACATGATGCAAGTGTATCCTGCGTGAGTTTTATCTCCTTTCTTACGCAATCTTCGTAAATACAAATTCATTATGTCTCCTGTTTCTTTATTTCTTATGTGAATATATGGTTGAGTTCTTTTTCCTAAAAATATAATTTTGTCAAAATGTTCATTTTCTCTTATATCTTGTAACTCACCTAACTCTTTACCTTTTTGTATGTAATCAGGGAAAAGATATTCTTGAGTATCTTCATTGATTGGTGGGACAGTATATGGATGCATATAAGTATCTTCTGTTCCTTTATCAATAAATCCAACAATTATCCCATATTTTTGTTGATTAGCACCTACATAATAAATAATATTATCACCTACTTTTACTTGTTTATCTTGATTGTGATTTAGATAGAAACTAGTATTCCAATTAGTCTTAGTTTCAAAAACTACTTTTTTATTTTTGGTTAAAAATTCAAAATCTAATAAATTAGAATTATTGTATTTTGATTTTGCATAAATTGATGTTTTATATTTTTCTTTTATAGTATCTGGTTTTCTATCATGATTCCTTTTAAGTTCTTCTAACTGACCTTCAATTTCAAGTAACTCTTCTTTTGTAAGTTCGTGACCACAATTAGGGCAAACTTTTTGTGGTTTAAAAACATAATTGCATTGCTTACAAGTTTTAAATATAGGTTTAGCTTTGTTTTTTACTTCTTCTTCATCAAAATCTAATTCCCAATGCCTTTCAATATCTACAAAGTCATGCCTGTAAGTATTGCCAACATGATCTAATACTATTGCTGTCTTACCTTCTTCTGGTCTAAGGATTCTTCCTACTTGTTGAACATATAAAGTAAGAGAGTTCGTTGGGCGAAGGAGGATAGCTCCTGTCACGCAAGGTAAATCAGTTCCCTCGCTAATGATGTCGATAGAAACAACAACACTTATCTCATGGTTTCTTAGCTTATCAAGAACTTTATCTCTTTCGGGTAGTTTCATCTCACCTGTTAATAGTTCTGCCTTAACACCTTCTTTTATAAACTTTTCATGCACTTTTTTGGCATGAGCAATATCAACACAAAAAGCAATCGCTGGTTTATCTAATAAATGTTTTTTATATTGTTCAACAGCATCACCAATAATCATTGGTTGATCCATTACTTTTTTTAAATCTTTTTTCTGGTATTCTCCTCTTTTTAATCTACAACCAGTTAAGTCAGGTTGTTTTGCTCCTGCAAACACTTTGTGATTACATAAATAACCTTTTGAAACTAGGTCATTAGTTTGTACATCAGATATAAGTACGTTAAAAAACTTACCTAAAGGTTTGTTATCTAAACGTATGGGAGTCGCTGTTACTCCTACCTTGATGGCATCTTTATATCTTTTGACAATCTTCAACCATGTTGATGCAGCAATATGATGTGCTTCATCAAAAATAATTATGTCAGGAACAAACTTTTCTCTTTCGATGTTTCTGTAAAGAGTATAAACAGAAGCAACTTGTAAAGGTTGAGTATTATCCCTGGGAAAACCAGAGGCGATGATTCCGTATTTAGAATCAATCAAATCAAGCTTTTGACAAGATTGTTTAATTAATTCTCTTTTATGAACAAGAACCATTACTTTCTTGCCTTTACTTACAAAATCTTTTGCAAGCTCTGAAAAGATAACTGTTTTACCAGCACCTGTAGGCAAGACAAGTAAAGGAGATTTATTCTGATTTTGAAGTTGAAGATTTAACTGCTCAAGAGCAGTGGTTTGGTATTCTCTTAATTGCATTGGAAGGTAGTTTAAGTTTTAAAAAGGTAGTTCTTCGTTTACAGATTCGATCTTCTGTGGATTAATGTTGCCCCAAGGGCCGTATTTTCCATCCATGACTTTAGAGTAGATTTGTATACATTGAGTTTTAACTGTGTCTTTTTTACTGAAGTCGTAGACATCTGCATCTTTTGCTTTTGTGTTAACTAGGTTTTGTAAATGATCTATCAAATGAGTCAAAGAGTCAACAGGAATTGTGAGACTCAAGACTTGTTTTTCAGGATCAAATCTATCGTCATTGATTGTCCATTTAATTGGTAATGGAAGTGCTGGATTGAAATCAGGCATGATTAAAAAATTCTTTTAATAAGTTGTTTAAAAATTGGTTAGTAGAGAGATTGCTCGACTTGCAATGCTCTCTAACTTGAGCAGCTAATTCATCAGAAGTACGCACCCCTAAAACATTTCGATTAAGGTTTTTTTTCTGGGCTGCTCTTCTCTCTTCAAGTTGTTTCATAATTGCTTGTCCAGAGAAGTCTGCTTCTTCTGTAGTCATAGTGTGTCATCTATTTTTGATATAGCATGACTTAAAAACTCACCATGTAAAGCAGTTGTAATATGTCTGGAAATCTTTGCATCTTTGATTCCAAACTTATTTCTAAATGATTCAACAAGTTCTTTCATTTTATCAGGGTTTGATTTATCAAGACTTGCAAGTTGTTCAAGTAGTAATGTTCTTGCCTCTCTTGAAATAGGAGGATCAGTTTTTGCCTTTTCAGAAACAGGAGCTAATTCTTGATTAGGTTTTGTTGGAGTGTTAGCAGTACCAATTTTTGGAGGTGGAGGTGTTTGTTTAGCTTCATCAATTTCGATCTGTGCCCATAATTCATAAGCCAAACCAAATGTAAAACAAGCACAAGCACATAGACACCTACGATGAGAATTTTGAAAATGAACAGACGAAATCTTATCTAAAGGAATAGGTCTGTTTGCATTGTCTGTAATCGCAAAAGGGAAAAGAGCAGTTTTGATACCTGTATCTATATTTTCAAAATATCCCATAAGGAAACCAGTTCCATCAGGAGCTTTAAAAATATAAGATGATATTTCTTCTTCAACAGAAGATTTATCTAAACAGAACTGCCAACCAGGAGCGTGTTCTCTTAATATTTGTGCAGTTTTAGCCCATGCAACATAATCAAACTTCATCTTTTTATAGATGTCAGTAGTTTTAATTACACCAGCTAAATTGGGAAGGGTAGTAGTGGTCATCAGTAATTGTTTACTTGAGATTAATATTACAACAATATTATGTTTACTGCAAGGCTGATTGTAATAAAGTATTGAATTGTTCTGGTGTTAACACAACTCGCCATTCTCCTCCACGAAACCTAACCATGCTGGCAACGAAGTCTACACCTGCATTTTTTCTTTGTGTTTCTACTTCCCTGGGCTTTACTAAACAGGCTCGGCTTTTATCTTTGTAATCACAAACCTGCACTACACAATTTGGTATGCCATAAATATCTCCAACATCATCTGGTATCCCTGCTGCAAGATTTCTTTTGCATTCAAAACCAGTAACTTCTGTTAGAAGTTCTGCTGCTTCTCTTTCTGCCTTATCTCCTTTTCTTTTATTTGGATTAGTCATCCTTTTAACTCTCGAATCCGTCTTTGAATATCATCAAATGCTACAACATACTCTTTGTCATTAATTTCATTTTGAAACCATTGCCATTCAAGTGTTGCAATCTCATTATTTAGTTTTGTAATGAGATACTTTTTTCTTCGATCAAGTTCTCGGTAAAAACACTTCATTTCATTATTTTCCATTTTTGTCTTATTTTAGATTTAAGTTGTTTAGTTTTCTGAATTTTTAAACTTAAGTAAGTATCATTAAGTTCATCTATCAAGTGAGTAAAATCTCTTTGAGATGACATTTCTAATGACCTTTCAAAGTTAACAATGGAAGCTTTGATTAGTTCTAAGTCTCTACCTGAGACATCAAGTATATATCTCATCGTTTAGTCCACTCCGAGATAAGTTTTCTTAGCTCCTCGATACGTTTTTGAGCAGCTTCGATTCTGTCCTTTTTTGTCATCTTTAAATTCTGTTCTTGGAATATATTTCCAACCAAAAGTAGTTGGAACAACAATAAAATTTTCTGTATAACTTATAAGAGTTGTATAACTGTTATAAGGGTCAACAGTTGAGCCAAAACCAATCATTAAAACAACTCCTGTTTAGCTTCAAACTTTGTCCATGCCTCTTGCCATGCAGTAAGACATCTTTCAGTTGGTTGATCATCGCCAAGTATGGCAACCTCTGGATATGCCCATAATGTATTACATACATCAGGCACTACATCACAATTTAGTTTCAACATTTCGATGTAGCAACCTAATTGTTTATCTGTGCAATATGGTTCTATCCAATATTTTTCAAGACAATCAATATATCTTGTATTTGGCCTTTCACGTTTGTAAAAACCAGATGTAGTGTTGCCTTTAGTTTTGAGATCTATAAGTCTAATCTGATTAGTAGATCTGTCGTAACCTAATAAATCAAGTTGTCCACCAACTGATTTATCTGGTATAGACATCATAAACTCAACTGCCATAGGTTCAAAATTGGCAAACAATTCATGATTCAACAATGGAGTAACAATATTTGCATAGTCACCCATATCAATATCACCGCTGCCTAGCATTTGTTCTGCTAAACATTCATGTACTTTTTCTCCTCTTGGTTGCCAAACATATCTATATTTTTCGATATTTTCTTTAGCTTCTTCTGTTAGTTCATTACAAACTTCTGTAGTTGAATAAGCAAGCCATTCATTAGTTTCTTTGTTGAGATATTTATGTGTCTCTTCATCTCTACAGATTGGAAGTGGTTTTAAAAGTTGGAAGGTTTTCATTTTTAAAAGTCGTAAGTTGGAAGGTCTTTAGGATCAATAATTTCTATTTTCTCCTTTTTGGGTTTGGGTGCTTTCACCCTAGCAAGATTTTGATATTTGACACCTTGATATCCATTTGGAAATAAAGGATTGCCTTTGCAATCATTCACTACTTCTGTCCATCCTGGTGGTGGTTTATCAATGTCATTAAGAGTCCAGTACCCTTTTTTTACACCATCTTTAATAGTTTTTATCAAAGATGCCTGATCAAACATTCTCTCCATCATTCTCCATCATTTCTTGAGCAGTTTTGCCAAGTTCAGCAAGTGTTGGTGGTAACTGATTTTCACTAGCCTTAAAATATTTTGGCTTTGGTACGTTTTGAGCTTCTTGTTCAAACTTAGACTTCTTAATGGGAAATAAATCCTTCCAGCCACCTGTTATAGCGTTCTCAAGAGCTTGTTTTCTGTCCTGTATATGAAATGACCTTAACTTACTAAAGATGCGGTTAGCAACGCTCTCAGTACAAGATCCACCTTTTTGTTTTCTTATAGGCCACCATTCCATTAAAAGTCCAGAATAATCTTTCAAATCATCAGGTATTAAATCAGCAGTAATATGAGAACCACTAAAAGGATCAATTTTAACTTCTGTAGAAGTATTAGTTTTTTTCCTGGATTTAGTTTTCATTGCTTTTCTAATTAAGATCCTGACTAAAGCAGATCTAGAAGTTTCTTCATCTCGATTCATATCTAACCATTTGATCAGATCAGAATCTAAAAACATAGTAATTTTAGTTTTTGCCATTCATTGAGATTAACTATTTCCATTATTATAGCCATACAATGTATGTGTCAAGAGGTTGTTACGGATGCTAAATAGGAAAAATTAGAAAAATTCCTTTCATTATCCTTATATGTATATATATTTATATATATATATATTATTATTATCTATATACTTAATAAAATATTTACTTACATATAATATATTCTTTTTCTTTTGGTTCTTTTCTTTTTCTTTTTTGCCATTCATATAACTTCCTTAACTATTACTGTGATATCATGCTAATATTAAACTAGTATTTCGCCTTTAATTATGTTACAGAGAATCAGTATTGGTGTTGAAAAAGAAAAATACGACCAATTAAAAAGCCTCTCAAAACCTGGAATGTCCATAGGATTTCTAATTAGAGAGGCAATTGATTTATTATTAGAAAAATTAGAATCTGAAAAAAATTAATTAATCATCATTCAAAAATATTTAACTGTTTATAGTCTAAAATTGAAATATAATATAATTTTTTTAATACTTCGGTTACTTTTTCTTTCTCAGTAATAGCTTTTACGCTATCACTTAAAACACTATGAATTAAACTATATTCTTCAAAACTTAAATAATTTTTATTATCTTCTTTTTTTAAACCTTTTATTGTTTTTTCTTTTTCAATACTATCTATTATTAATTGTCTTATTATATGTGATTTATTAATCATATTAAAACGTTTTTTACATTCTTTATCTATGTATTTTATTTGTTCACTTGTTAAAGTTATTTTAACTTGATGAGTATGTTCAAGTGTGCTTAATCTTTTTTTATTCATTTTTTTATCTCCACATAAGGTGTTTTAGTTTCATATAAATCTTTATTATGATCCCACCAGAGATCTATAATATATTTTTGACTACCAAAAAAATAACCTCTATCTGATTCTCTACATTGTTCTATATAGAATTCAATAAAAGAATCATAATAATCTGGATTTAGATTATAATCTTTAGCTAATTCTTTAGCAGCATCAGAACAATGCTCTTCAAACTTTTCATTGATATAAAGACTATCAAGAGTCTCTAAAGTTTGGTTTTCTAATGGGTTATCAATCATAATTTTTTTAGCTAGCTAATTTAGCCATAATGGTTTTAAATAATGTGTTTTAAATGTGATAAGCATTCACTTCTTAAAGCCATAATTACTTTTATGTCTTCTTGTAAGTCATAATGCTTTTCATAGTCTGCTTTTGCATCTTGGAATAATCGCTCTTTAAAAGCGATCTTTTCTTGTTTTCTATTTTGCAAATCCATAAAATTTGCATTCTCCCATTCTTCTATCTCATCCTCTTTTTTTACCTTTTCATACCATTTATAAAAGGTTTGTTTATGAACTTTAGGATAAGTTTTAATGCATTCATCGATAGTTGCCTTTAATGACATTTTGCCTTTAATACATTCCCTAATCGTTTCAAAACAATCTTCCCTATATTCAATTTGTTTAGTCATCTTTTATACTCCTACTAATACATTATTTTTAGTGTTCCCATGGGCATTTATAACAACATCGGCCTTACTTCCATCGCATAAATTACAAGTATTACAATTAGTTTTATTACCTTTTTCAACACTAGCCATACAATGTACAAAGTTTTTAGGATCCTCTAAACTTTCATGTTTCACATAAAAACATTTAAATCCAAGTGAACTTGCCTTTAAATATTCTTCAAAACTGTCCACACTTGCTTGCAATAAACCTTTAAAACGTATTGCGAAATTATTACGCCATTGATGAGTATAACCAGTATGGTTTTTACATACATCAATTATTTTTTTAACCATATATAAGGGAATGAGTGAAGGATCTCCACAACTTCCAAATCTTATAGACTTATCTCTAAATATTTCATAATCTCCATTAAAATAATCATATCTATTATTTTTATATGCTTTATAAACGTTTAAAGGTGCATGGAACCATTTAACATAACAACTATTATTGTTATAACCAGCATGGGGACATTCTCCACATACTGAACTTCCAAGTTCTTTAATCTTAAACGCTTTATGCGGTTCTATACCATCGTATAAAATCCATGTTTGTATCATGTCTCCAGTTTTTTGGTTACTGGTTACGGCCTTTAATCCCGTAGCAATAACCACAATAGGCATATCATTAATTAAGCTTCGGCCTTTAAATAGAATTAATCCATTATTATTCTTTTTTATTTCTTTTTTAGTCTTTTTTAAAGAACATAAATTTTTAAATTTATCAATATTAATTTTTATGTTTTTATGATGTTGAGACTCTAATTCATTAAGATTTATCATTTGTTTTTATTCTCCTTACTATCTTTTATTAACTTGTTAAAACGTTTTGATTCTTCGGGAGATAAACCACAAAAATAATTTAATAGGTTATCATCGTAAGCTTTAAAAAGCTTTTTTAGACTTTTTTTCATTTGTTTGGAAGGTTAGAAAAAATTTAAATTGAAAGTATAGAAACTTTCAAAAAAGGATATATTTAAATATCCTTTTTAGTAAGTATCTATTTTTTAAGTTTTTTTATTTCATTAAATACGTTTTTATATTTCTTATTTCTTACTCTTTTAATGAAGGTAGTTTGTACTCCTTCTTTATGTTGACTTTTGTTTGTTGGTATAGGGTTATACTCTAGCATTATTGAAAGTTTCCCTTACTAACGTTTATAACTGCTATCTTTTGTAAGTTTTTATATCTAACATTTAAAAAACTTACTTTATGCTTAATAGCACCTTCTTTATTGACATAAGCACCACTAACAAAAGGATTAAGATTATAAAAGTCTTTATTAGAATTGTAATAATCTAATATCTCTTTTTTATTCTTAAAATCAGAATAAACGCCTTTAACGGTTAAAGTATGCATCTTAATAGTCTCCTTTTTTAGTTTCTTTTTTAGTCATAACGTCCTTAAACGCTTTAAAAGCGTCTTTTTTAGTTACTGTCTTTAAATCTAATTTCTTAGATTCTCCAGTGCTTGCATTTAAAAATACAATATCAGGCATAATAAAATACTCCTATTTTGGAAGGTTTGAAAGTAAAACTATTTACATAAAATAGTTTTTTAAAACTATCTAAAATTTAATTAGATAGCTTTAAGAAACTATTATTAAACAACTAGTTCTATAATTTTTTTATCTGATAATCTGACTTTTTTAATATCTCTACTATGAAATAATTCTCTTTTTTTACATCCTCTAGTTATCTTATGACTTATTTTAATATTATATTTCTTTTCAATCATATCTTTATTCATATATCTTTTATACCATTGACTACGTTTAAAATGTTTTGAGACTTCTTCTAAACTTGTTGAAAGATATTGTAATTCATACCCATATTGAAAAGGGATTTTTAATTGAATGCTATTCTTTAAACCATGGTTTAAAATAACATTTGAACTAAAATAAGAGTTACCATTTACAGTATCTCTATAACCTAAGGCTTCAATGTCAATAGTCTTTAATTCTGATAGTTTCATAATAATAAAAAAATAAAAAACTAACTCATTAAGAGTTAGTTAATAATTGGTTTACTTGTTAATGGTTTATTAATTAATTCATTTCTTATCTTTCTATTCTCTTTTATTTCTTTTGCTGTTGTTAATTCTTCAATATCTGAATAAGTCATATTAAACAACTTATCAGCGATTAACTCACACTCTTCGGGATAATTTAAATAAGTTACACTATCAAATAAATTTAAAATAATAGTGTTGTATTCCTTACTGGTTAGAAATTTAGAATTATCCATATTATAAACCTCGAATTAATAATGTCTTTCTAGCGATTGACTTTTGAAAGTCTGTGCCATTAGTTAAAAGGTACTCACAGGCACTATTACTATTATTATTAGTGCATTGGTTAAGAGTACTTTTATTTAGTCCACTATCCATAGCAGATAAAATACCAATACCGAATAATGAACTAAGTAAGAAAAAATTTTTAATCATTGTTGGAAGGATTAAAGAAATAATTTTTTTATATATATCCTTTATTGATTTGTAAAATATAAAATATAAATATCAAAAATATAGAAAAATATATTAGTGATGTTTAGATAATAGATTTTAGTTAATAATAAAGGATATAATCTATTATAAACATATTGTATGTCTATTGTCTAGCTAGATATTAGATTAATATTAATTGTATTGATTTGTTAACATAATATTAATATGGTGCAAAGTAGTATTATTTATGTTATTATTAAATTAAGTTATTAAACCTTCCAAAATTATGACTACTTCACTAAGAATTACAAGTGATCAAAAACTTAAGAAATGGCTTGACGCTATGCCTACCGATTGCGGTTATGAGTTAACTGGTTTTAAACATGGTGAATACTATGGAGAATCACAATTAAAATTATTTCTTACCAAAAAATAAAATGACTATTGAAGAAATTATTACTAAGCTAAATTATCTTAATGGTAATAGCCAAAATATGTCAGCTTCACAATGGCTACATGAGATAGACAAGTACGAAACTCTATGGTGTGAGCATCCAGATAACCACAAAACAAGATTTGTTAATTATCATGGGCCGATGAGGTTAGAAATGAAATAAAAGCTATTGTAGAGGCTTGCAGATAGCTTAGAATTAAAATTATTTTGTAGCTACTAGGGGAGTAGTTGCAAAATTTTTTGCACCGATATATTACACGGGGAACCTAAATATATATTGATTAATTTTTTGGTTCTATGCGAATAGCTAATTCAGGAGCTTGGATGTTAACAGTTTCTACAGATTCACCAATTACTTTGCCGAGTGAGTCTAGAATTTGAGCAGCGGTTTGGAACTGACCTTTTTTAACAGCTTTATTAAATAGACGTATACGCATTGCTTGAAGTCTGGGTAGAAGATTTTCTCTATCTTTTTCCCAATCTTCTTTATTCCACTCTTTAACTTTTCTCCAATCAGTCCAAGCAGTAACTTCGGATATTCCTTCAATTTTTGCGTGTTCTAGGACTAGTGAACGTGTAGTTTTACCTTCTAACTGACGGGAGTATAGACGTTGAGCACGTTGTTGAACTTGTTGTGCAGTTCCACGAGGTACCATATTAGCTTTTCTTTTAGCAATAATTTCTGGATCAAAGATAGAGGAAGCCACGGACTTACTTTATAGGGGTTAATAATCGAATAATAACCTAAAAAAGAGAAAATAGGCTATAAATAGGGGATGATAATGTAAAAAACGTCATTATGAGTGTTAATGATATTAGTTTAAGGTATGCCCAGGGGGAGGTATTCAATAGTGAAAAGAGATTTAGGGTGTTGGTTGCTGGTAGAAGGTTTGGGAAGAGTTATTTAAGCTGTATTGAACTGTTAAGGGGTGCGATTAATAGGCCAGGAGAGGTTTATTTTTATTGTGCTCCTACATATCGGATGGCAAAAGATATTGCATGGAAAGAATTAAAGAGATTAGTGCCTAAAACATGGGTGCAGAGTAAAAATGAGACTGATTTGAGATTAGATTTGATAAATGGGTCAAGTATTGAGTTGAAAGGTACTGAAAACGCTATGGCATTAAGGGGTAGAAGTTTAGCAGGAGTTGTATTGGATGAAGCTGCGTTTATGGATCGAGATGTATGGGCAGAGGTAATTAGACCTGCTTTGGCTGATAAACAAGGATGGGCATTGTTTATTAGCACTCCTGACGGCACTGCTAGTTGGTTTTATGATATGTGGTGTTTTTGTGGTGAACAGGAGTGGGATGATTGGCAAAGATGGAGTTTTACTACGATAGAAGGGGGTAATGTTGCACCAGAAGAAGTTGAAGCAGCTAGGTCACAATTAGATGCGAGAACATTTAGACAGGAATTTGAGGCTAGTTTTGAAAATCTTACTGGTTTAGTTGCTGTTAGCTTCAGTGATGACAATATTGATAAAGAAGTACAGGATTTACACATGATGCCTTTACTTTTAGGATTGGATTTTAATGTGGACCCTATGGCAGGGATCTGTGCGTATAAGCATGACAATAATCTTTATGTATTTGATGAGATTATGCTGACGGGTGGTGCTACCACATGGGATTTTGCTGAAGAGGTTACAAGACGATATGGGGTGGATAGAAGAATTATTGCTTGTCCTGATCCTACTGGTAGTGCAAGAAAGACCAGTGGAGTGGGTGTTACTGACCATACGATTTTAAGAAGGTCTGGTTTTACTGTTATGAGTCCTAAATCACCCTGGAAAATAAGAGATAAGATTACTGCTGTTAATACTGCGTTGCTTGATGCAAATGGAGATCAGAGAACTTTTATACATCCTCGTTGTAAAGAATTGATAAAAGCACTTAGAACTTTAACTTATGCACCGAATACTGGATTACCAAATAAAAATTTAGGTGTAGATCACGCTTTTGATGCTTTTGGGTATTTATGTCTGCAACAGTTTAACCTTGCCAAGCCAGAGACATTAGGTCAGACTTCGTTTAGAATATATTAAAAGTTACTTTTCTACTTATGTATCATTCTACGACAAAGAAAAAGAAGAAGAAAAAGAAGGGAGGTAAAAAGCGTGGCGAATGTTCCTGTAAATAAAGCGTTATACTCT